CTGTGATTTACTTTATTATTGTACAATATCTTTATCTCTGCTTATTCTCGGTGACAATCTTGATACATCGTTCCAGGTTGGCACTCACCCCGATCCAGTGATCCACGGCGCTGAGTGAGTCGATCCAACGGTAGAACAGGTCTTCGAGTGTGCCGGGTGACTCCGGTGCGCCCTCATGGTACAAACGTTCGAGGAGTTCGTAGTCGCCTTTCATCGCGGCGTTGTAGATGTCATCGGGCTTATGCCCCGGGGTCCACCGTCGCGTCAGCATGTGACGACGCGTATGCCAACGCGTCAACCATATCTCGGACCTTTGCATCCCATGATTTCTCTGTATACTCATACACTTTTGGTCCGGCGGATACGTAGGTGGTGCCGTTCTCCATCCATAATGATCTAGGAACGGTGCCGTGGGTGCCGTCGTAGAGCACCGGCTCGCCGATGCGGAGAAGGTCGAGTTTCGTCGAGACGCGCACCTTATGCGTCAGGGTGTAGCCCTTGTACTTGGATACACAGAACCCCTCGATGAATTCACCCGTGTCCATAAAGTTGGTGCCCCCTCTGAGAACGGTCGCACCCACGTCAGATGGGAGGGATCCCTTGAGTTCGATGCACTTACCAGTGTCCGTATCGCAGTGAAGGAGAACGAAAGGGTCGAGGGAATAGACGTAGATGAGTTTTCCTTTGTACACGAGTGGAGCCCAATTCTTCTCGACGGTGGCCATGCCTCGGGTGGCATACACCGGCTTCACCCGCGACGTCCCGTGTTCGTGAAGCCACATGCACGTTTTTTGGTTGTCGAACGGGGAGTCCCCAGAAAAGGACACGAAGATTTTACCGTTCACGTTTACGATGGTTGGATTTTCCGCGTTCAGGTTGGCACCCAATTCGACGGTTTCTTCGCCGGGCACCCACTCCTTGTCGAAAAATTGAGCAGCCATGAATTTCTTACCATCCGCCTCCAGGCTGGCATACGTGACGTAGCCGTTTTCGACGGGGTGTACCGCTCGGGGGGCATCGGTCAAAGTTAATTTTCGCCCACCAACGAACGACATTTACAATTAAATTGTGTGTTATATTTTAAATATGCGAAATTTGCCCGGGTGGAATGCATTCGGTGTCATAAACAACAACGGTACCAGTAACAACAACCGTTACGGAAACATTAGGAACGAACCCCAGCGCAAATGGATCGTCTATGAGAATTATTCCGTGAACGAAGCGAAAAACAACAGAGGCGTGGGCATCGATGCCATCACGTGGAAAAAGTTTTTGCCGAACAGTCGAGCGGTGAAATTCAAATCTGGGACGCGTAATAAATTTGTGGGCATCGGCAGTCTGCGACAATTGGCTGGTGCGTCTGCGAGCAGCGTGTACAAAATGCACGGAAACAAGATCGTCTTCCGAGACCCGTGGACCAGAAGGCCCGTTCGTCGCGCCGACCTTCGATTCATCCAATTCACGTCGTGAGGAATATTATATCACATACTTGTAAATGGCACAAACGAGATATAACAATCAAGGTCGGGTCATCTTGAACGCCAACACCAACCGGAAGACCTACGAAAACGAACCCAGGAGCACCGGTCAATACAAAAATCTCTCCAAAAGGAATTTCGTCCTCGAGAGAAACGTCTTGCGTAAATATGGCATCAAGCGCGGGGACACAAACAGAAGCATCGCCGACAAATTGAACGTGTCCACTCGGGTCGTCGCCGAGGCCGTGAACAAGGCCAGAGCCCGCGGTGCCGACAACCGACTCCGAGTCGGCAAGGTCATCAGCGTTCGAACGGGTCAACCCAAAGCCTTGCGTTTTTACAGAAAACTCAAATCCAAGCCCAACCCACGCCGTGGATTCGTGGGTGGGAAGGAGCGTCGCGTCTCCATCAGATGCAAAGAGTTGTCTCGCGGCGAGATCCTCAAACAAATCAAGCGCATGACCGGTCAAGGCCCGAACGCCGTCGCCTACACCGAGACCAAACAACTCATGGCCCCTCCGTTCGGGAGAAGGCGCGCACCGCATGCCATCGAGAGCGAACCGGTGGAGAAGAAACTCAAAGACCTCGGCACGAAGGAGTTGTGCACGTGGGCGCGAAAGGTTGCGACGCACATGTACAAGATGAAGAACAACGAATTGTTCGGGTACAAAAAGATTAAACACTACGGCTCGAAGACTGAGATTCAGACGCGAAACAACATCGACGCGAACGCTCGGGCGCGCCTCCAAAGCAAGCGCAGACAAGAGCGAAGAAAAAGACTCAGACAGTACGTGAAACAAAAAGACTTTAAGAGGACACAGGATACTAAATATATAAGACATGGGTAAAGAACTCTTATTTTTCTTGACCCACCGCGGTTTCTACGCCGAAGTCATCGGACTCATCAATGCGAAAATTCACTGCCAGAAGGAGGGCACCCGCCTCTTAGTGAACACCGACAGGTTCATCTACGGTGACATTCGCAAATATCTCGATTGCGATGACTTTGATTTCGGGACACCCGAGACTGAAGATCCAAAGATTTCCTACCCGTGGAGCACACCCGTGCCGGAGCACACCACGAACTACGAGACCCTCCTCCACTCTCCGAAGACGTGGGAGGAGGTGCGACCCATCGCCGTGAAGATGTTCTCCAAGGTGCCCCCGTCCCCGATGGAACTCCCCGAGGTTTTCGACGCGGTGCACATTCGCCGAGGTGACAAGACGTTCGATTGGCACACCAAGCAGTCCGGCTATTTCGAGGTGAAGGATTTCATTTCCCACTTTGAAGATGACGGCGTGCCTTTGTACGTGATGACCGACGATTACACCGTCGTGGACGAGGTTCGAAAGCACACGAACAAACCCCTCCTGTTTAAGGTGCAACCCGACGAACGCGGGTGGTTTTCTTACCATTTCATGGGGAGCACGTTCGACAAGAAGAAGCACGACGATCGGTACTCCAAGTTCACGGACGAGGACAGCAAGGCCCGACACCAGAGCACGTTGGTCCTCCTCGAGGAGACGTGGATTTGCACCAAGGCCAGAAAGTTTGTCGGGACGTTTTCATCCAACGTCGGGAAATTCATCAAGACGGTGCACCCCAACCCAGAATGTTGCGTGTCCCTCGATGATGAATGGAGTTGGTACTAAAGAATAGAGGCGCTTCATAAATAACAGCGAGTCATGGACGGCACACAGTTTCGCTCTTGTAAGAATTGGCTCAACTTTTTCGAAGAGAACGGCGAGGCACCCATCAAATATCTCGAGGTGGGTGTGCACTACGGCCGAAACTTTTTCGAAGTGAACGAGACCTTCGCCAAACACCCCGAGAGCGAACTTCACGCGATCGATCCGTGGACGGATTACGAGGAGTACCCCGAGTACAAAGGTCAACAAGATTCCATTTACGAACAATTCTTGAAAAACAAGGGCACCCTCCCCGAGGAACAATTGAAAAAAATTCACGTCCACAGGGGGCTGTCGCATGAGACGATACCGAAACTCCCGGATGAGTATTTCGACCTCATCTACATCGATGGTAACCATGAACCCGAATTCGCCATGGAAGACGGCGTCCTCGCCTTTCGCAAACTCAAGAAAGGGGGGTACATGATCTTCGACGACTTCGGCCCGGACCCCATCTGCCCCACCGCAGGTCTTCAAGGTTTCGCGACGGGATACCAGAAAGTCGCGGAAATCGTCAAGGGTGGCGCCATCGATGGACAAATGTGTCTCAGAAAAAAGTAGCCGCTTGTAATAAGTTGAATCGATGTTTTCAATATTTGCACCCAAAACTGCACCCTCCCCGAAAATAACAAAGGTAGAGAAGAAACACTCCACCTACTCCCAATTCATGCGCTCGCTCGATAAAAAAGAAATTCAAGAGGTCGTCTTCAAACCCAACAGTGGAATCGCCGAGTACCTCACCAAGGAGGGTGAGGTCGGAGACGCCCAAGTCGTCGCCAACCCGGAACTGTGGAAATCGTTCTCCCAGTCCGACGCCGATGTGCTCATCAATCTGGCCCCACCCCCGGCGACTTTTCTCGAAAACTTTTCAACCTTTCTCACGGTGTTTTTCTTCGTGATCATCATTCGTTCCATCTTTGGGATTTTAGGAGGTGGTGGCGCCGGTGGTGGTGGTGGTGGTCCGTTCATGCCCACGATGCAACAAGAATTCGCCATGGACAGAGAGGTGACCACCCGTCTCTCCGACGTCGAAGGGATCGACAACGCCAAGAGGGAGTTGGAGGAGATCGTCACCTTTCTCCGTGAACCCGAGAAATTCGTCGCCTCAGGGGCGCGCATCCCCAGAGGTGCCGTCCTCACCGGTCTCCCGGGCACGGGCAAAACGCTCCTCGCCAGAGCCATCGCCGGGGAATCCGCGGTGCCCTTCATCGATTGCTCGGCGTCGTCTTTCGTCGAAATGTTTGTCGGCGTCGGGGCCAAGAGAGTTCGCGACCTCTTCGCCCTCGCCCGCGAACACCAACCGTGCATCGTCTTCATCGACGAGTTGGATGCCATCGGAAAGCAAAGGAGCGCCGGCGGTCCAGGCTCGAACGACGAGAGAGAGCAAACGCTCAACCAAATTCTCACCGAGATGGATGGGTTCGACGAGGATTCACAAATCATCGTTTTGGCGGCGACGAATCGAATCGACGTCTTGGACGACGCCCTCCTCCGCCCCGGGAGGTTCGACCGCAAAATCGAGGTGGCCCTCCCATCGAGGGCGGGTCGAGAGCGCATCTTGGGTGTCCACGCCAAGGGGAAGACCTTCGACGAAGCGGTGGACCTCGGTGCCATCGCCGCGCAAACCACGGGGTTCTCCGGGGCCGAGTTGGCAAACATGCTCAACGAGTGTGCCATCGCCTCGGTCACGGGCTATGACAACGCGGGAATAATCACTAATGAGATTGTCGAAGACACGTTCCAACGCCTCGTCGTCGGTGCCAGAGGGGACGCGGTGTTCTCACAGGAAAAGAAGGACCTCGTCGCCTACCACGAAGCCGGTCACGCCATCGTCGGTGCCCTCATGTCCCACTACGACACCCTTCGCAAAGTGTCCATCATTCCGAGAGGGGACGCCGGGGGAATTACTTTCTTTCAACCGAATGAAGACATCGATCTGTACAGCAAGGATTATTTTTATTCGAAGATTCGAGTCGCCCTCGGGGGGAGGGTCGCCGAAGAGATCGTTTACGGAACGGACCAAATAACGACCGGCGCCTCCGGAGATTACCAACAGGTGTACAGCCTGGCGCGTCGCATGGTCACGGAGTGGGGATTCGGTGAACACAACTACGACTACGCCAACCTCTCGGAGTTTAGCAAGCGCCAACTCGACCGGGAGATCGACGCCCTCGTGAAGCGCCTCTACGACGAAACGCGTGAGTTGCTCACGGAGCACCGTGCCGACCTCGAATCTCTTAAGCACAAATTAATCTCGGAGGAAGTGGTTGAGGGTGAGTGGGTTCTTGATTTGATTAAAAACTACCACAATGTAGAGTTTTTGTAATCTATTTTATTCATCGCACAGATTTGAAACGAAATCCATGGATCGTTGAACTATCTGCGTGCGCGCGCGGAACACCTTAGATCCGTTGCACGCGTCGCAGCAAACGGAACCCGCCGGGTACAGAGGGTAGGCGTTGTTGCTCTCCCTCGGGCGAAGGATCGCGCGGCAATCCTGGAAGCAGCATCGTTTGGGTGCGTCGTCGTACATCGTCGTCGGATCGGCAAACGTGCGTGTGCAGAAATGACGTCGCGCGTTTTTTTCATTATCTCAATAAAGCGTGCATTACATTTGTGGCGTCCCGGAGGGGAATCGGTTTTCGAATTTCGTGCGTGCGCGTTGGGACGCGGAGAAGATTGCATTGGTACTGCGAAGCGACGAGCGTCCAAAACGACACGGCCGCGTGCATCACGTCGAAGCCTGCCGCGGCGGTGGGAGTCTCCTTGACCTCAACCACGGGCGCTGGCGCGGGCGCAGGTGCGGGCGGCGGCACATTCTCGTCGGTGCCTTCGGCGGTGGCTTCCAGCCTGTCAAATATGCTCTTCCTCCGGGCCCCCTCTTTTCTCGAGTTCCGGATAAAATATTTCTGCGCGTGCGACGCCACTTGCGTCGGCGTGCGCGTGTGGACGAAATGCCGAGAGATCTCCTTCCAGTGTCCCTTTCCAAACGCTTTCAAGCCGCGAAGGAAGGCGACGTGTTCCCCCTCTGACCACGGCGACGCTCTCTTCTTCATGTTGGATCGCGGGATCGCGCGCGTCGTTCAGTGAAGATATTTTCAAACACAATCGTAAGATGGATGATCTCAGGGCTATCATGCAAATCGTGGATGAACATTCAAACGTGCTCCCAGAGGGTGCCTACCTCGATATTTGTCAGAGGATGCGAAGACTGTATAATAACAAAGAAAACGCTATGACACGGCTTTTCGATTACGAACAGCCGATCGTATCTCTTCACGCGAACCCAGATGAGAGGAGTGACGTCGACGAATATTTCGAACGCATATACTACACGGCCGCGTTATCGAACGACATAGATTTCTTGGAAAATCAACTCACGTATCTCGTGAATCTGAAAGAAGAGGTCGAACCGATGAAACGGGTGAGCAAATACACGAAGATGTTTTGCGTGAAACATTACTGCAAAATACACAACATTAACATCGATGAATACAACCCGGTCGCGTTGAAGAAGTACTGCGAGACGAACAACGTGCACATAGGAAAACGGGGGGAAGACTTCGAGAAGGCTTTCGCTCGGGTGTGTCGCTCATACAAAGTGATCGAAAACAGGTTCAGACGTCGCACGAGGGAAAACATAGATGCGAAGATTGAACAGATTGAAAATTGGATTGAAGATATCTACGATATTACATAATCACACAAAAGAACATGCACGCGACCGTCCGTGTCGACCTCAAACTTTACGTGTGGCTCGTCCGTGCGAGTCGCGAACCACACGTGAATCTCCGGGTGCTCGCGCAAGACGTCCAGCCACTCCTCGTACTTCGGTTGCTTGAACCACTCGGACAACACTAAGATGTAACGCCACCGCTTGACCCGTGGATACGCGCGCTTGTACAGGGCTAATTTAGTGGGTGAATTCAAAATCTTCTCGTCCGCACTCCCGGGGACACTCTGGTATTTACACTCTAAAATCACAACCGTCTCTCTATCGTCGGTCACGTACGCACCGTCGGGTTTAAACAATCGACTCGTCGACGTGCCCTGCATGTGTTTTTTGAAATCATTTTGTTTGAGGAATAAAAAATCACCGACCCTCGCACCGTGTTCCACCGTGTACACCCGAGGGCACACGCATCTCTCGAATGGGAGGCCGTGCCTATTCGTGTTCGAGCCTCCCGCACCCGTGCCTCGATTGACTGCCGACGTTCGTGACCAGAACCTCGGTCGTGGTCGATTCGGGGTTTTTGCTATTGATTGCGCGACGCGCCTTGACAATACGTACCTCGTAGTAGCCTTTAAAAAAATCGCGGACGCATGGAACATTCGCGTTACTCATGCAGAAGATTGTTTTCGTGAGGGCCTCGAAGAGGGCGTCTTGGTCGAAACCATTCGTGTTGTAGCCAACGAACGAGGTCTTCGTCTCCTTCGCGTACGGTGGGTCGGCGTAGACGAAATCACCCTCCTCCACCCGACTCAGTGCCACTGAGAAATCACACACCTCAAACTCCACGCGACGCAGCATCGCCTGCATGGCTTGGAGTTCTCCCAACGTCGGCCACTTAGGGGTGGTCTTGTAGTGCCCGTACGGGACGTTGAATCCATTCGGGCCTTCTCTGTAAAGCCCGCGGAAACACGTCTTGTTCAGGAAAAACAGGAGGGCGCTTTTCTCCACGGAGGGGGGTGCGTCCCTAAACTTCTGTCTCTGTGCGTAATAAAACTCCTCCTTCTCACTCGCGTCGTACGCCGTGAACACCCTCTCGATGGCCGCGTGTAAAGCCACGGGGTCACTTTGGATGTGTTTGTAAAAGGCGATGAGGTGGGGGTTATTGTCGCTCGCCCGCACGCGGTCGATGTGAATCGTGTCTTCGGAGAGGGCGGCCAAGAGGACTGCGCCACCCCCGACGAAAGGTTCGTGGTAGGTGCGTATGCGCCGGGGAAAGTGGGAAAGCACGTCGTCGATGATTTGTGATTTTCCACCCACCCATTTGAGAAGGGGCTTCATTTATTACATTATCATTCTATTATCTTTATCAACTCCATCAGAGTCATCACGAGTTTGAAATGCTTCGGGGAGGAGGACATTTTCTCGGGGTGCTCCAACAAATCTAAGATGATGTCGTTGTCGTCGTCACCCACCTGACCATCCAACCAGTTGAATCGGATGTAATCCGCGCACACGTATATCGCCCCAT